CTGACGCTCCCACATGGCCTCCTTGCGGCGTTTGTACTCGGCGCGGGCCTCGGCCCCTTCCGGGTGATCCAAGCGCGTCTGGCAGACTTCCCGGCCCCCTGGGAACACCTTTACGTGGGGTAGCTCCCGCTTCACCTGAGACGGCTTGGGGAAGGCCGGGACGTAGTTTATGTAGGCGTGGCTCATCAGCCCACCGCTTCGATGAGATGCTCTTCGTTCTCGTGGATTGCCAAGTACAGGAGTGCTCCCTGGTAGTCGTCCGCGTCAAGGTCCGCTTTCTCTATGATCCAATTCAGGAATTCACGAATCTGCGAAGCATCCTTGGAGGTATATGTGAACGGTCCAATGGTCTCCAAGTCCTCTAGCTTCTGGTCGTGCGTCACCGTCAATGTGTGGCGAAACTGTTTGCGCGTCGCCGTTTTTGCCGCCTCAATCAAGGATGGATCGCTTCGGCATTCATCCGAGATGAACTTACTCGCCAGTTCCACGGCGTTGCATTGCTTCATTTCGCCCAGGTCCAGGAGCGAAGCGGCAGGCAATGCCTTTTGGGTTGTGTTGGCTTGGATTGCGTACCGAAGTTCCGAGTCGTTCGGGTAGAGAACCTGCATCCAGCGGTACATCGATGTGTAGGGGATGCCAAAATCCGGATCGATGTCCAACTTCCATAGCTCGCGCCCCGAGATGATTCTGAATGCGCACATTCGGATATTGAAGATGCGGCCCCGAATCAGGCTCAACTGGGTTTCGGCATCCTCAAGAAGACGCTCGTAATTGCATAGAATTGATCTAAGTGCGGTCGCTGCATCCTGAGCGGGTCGTAAGGCTATGGCGTCCCAGTCCGGCACATCTGGAATTTGGTGCGATATTACACTTGTGACTTTTGTCATGGTTTACTCCAGTCGAAGGTGTTGGATAGTAAGGCCACACCGCTCTCGTACTCCAAATCGACCACGAGAGTCGCAGTCTCTTTTGAAACGATATGAACAAGTCCATCCACCTTCGGACATTGCATCCCCGGCGTGGAACCATATAGTCGGCATAACTGCGGGCGGATTGGGTAGATGGAGCAGACCCCCGTCTCGGTATCAATGAAACCGCAATCGAGGGGCCTGCGTTTCTGTCGGGCGAGGCGGTCGCGTGTGAACTGCGGAATCTCGGCGATATATGCCTGGATGCGTCTCTCACGGTCCTTGCTGATTGGGACGGGACCACAGCACTCGTGCTTGCATTGGCTGCACGGAAGTTGGTTCATTGGGTGATGCCCTTTCGCTGGTGAGCTATCCGAGCTTGCAGGCGGGTAATCGGCAGGCAGTGCCACAACTCATCGAAGCCGTACTTCCCGATGATGCGCTGGACTTCTTGCTCCCGCTCCCGCTGCTTTTGTTCTGAGGGTTTCAGTTTATCGCTTAGCCGCCCGATTTCCACAGTTTTATTGCGCTCCACTGCCTGCCAGTACGGGCGCTCTCCCGGCAACACAGCCTGAGCCATGATTGCTAATCCATGCTGCCGTTCGCACAGCTTCAACCGCTCCTCATCCGCCCATACCCGCCGCATCTCCGGGGATGGCTTGAAGCCGGAGTCCGCGAACAGGTCGCCCATCCGCATCCCCTTGGCACTCAAAATCTCCTCGGTAGTGCATCCTCGAAAGCAATGCAGGTACGTGGAGCCGTTTGCGCCTTCCGTGATCGACAGGCTGGGCGACCTGTCGCGGTGTGAGGGACACTTCGCCTGGTACGCCGGTTTTCCCTTCCAGTTACCCGACCGCTTCGCCCGGAAGAGTCTCACTACTTCCTTCGTCGTCAAAGGATTCTCCATCTATCAGGTCAAACAGCGTGGGCGTGTTCTGGCGCATCTCGGCGTGCTTCATGTAGAGCAACCCATCCTCGTAGTAGTCTGGCGAGAGTTCAACACCGATACCTCTGCGCCCCAGCATTATCGCCCGCATCGGCACCGTGGCCAACCCAGCGAACGGATCGTAGACCGTATCCCCCTTCATACTGAATTGCGTAATCACCCGGTCCACAATATCGAACTGCAAAGGACAGATGTGCATCTCGCGGCCTTTCGCCGCCTGGTTCATGTTGAGGGTCCGCATCCGGGCAATGTCGGTCCAAACGTCCTCGTGCCAGCTCTGCGGCTGGAGAAGCATGAACGTGGCCGGCAACCGACTACCAGCTATTTTGCAGGGGCATTGACCGCATTTACGGTCCCCGGTGTGGATATGGCCGCACTCCTGACACCGCTCCAAAGATTCGCTCAATCCGACGTGCGCCTCGAAGTCGTAGACCTGGCGCATGGAGTCCTGGCGAAATAGTTTGAAGATGCGGTTATGCGGGATGCCTTCAAGGTCGCTCGGAATGATGGCGCGGTTGCCGTTCGACCGCATGAATCCGTGCGCGTCGATCTGCCAGCGAGAGCGGGTGTAGTTGAACTTGTCTTTGACCACTGGAACATCGGCGTACCCGTTGCTGGTGTCCGTAGGCGGCTTCCTAAACAGCAGCAGGTATTCCGGCATCCCGGCACCCATGCGCGACCCGTCCTTGCACTGCTCCGTCCAGCCGAGCCGGTAGGTCTGGTTGTTTTCCCGCACCACGTCGGTGACGATGGTCTTGCGGGCCAAGAATCCGAAACCGTGCTTGATGAACGCCGCCGTGCATTCGTCGGAGAATGGCTGCACGGTCTGGAAGCCCATGCCGGTGAGTCCTGACGGGGTGATGCGGTCCTTGACATGAATCGCTGCAACTCGGCCGGGGGCGAGAACGCGCTTCAATTCAGGAATAAGGAAATCCATCTGCCTCCAGAAGTGCGCGTTGTCTTCCGTGTGGCCGAAGTCGCGGAACGAGGGACTGTACTCGTACTGCGTTGAAAACGGGATGCTGGTCACGATCAGATCCACACTCGACTCCAGCATCTCGCGCGTTTCAAGGATGCAGTCGTTGTTGACTGACTTCCACATTTCCCCCGCTTTTTCCTGCCGGAAGATGCTCATGGTGCGCTGCGAATTTTCGGCCAAAGCGTTCGAGCCGAGACCGTATTTGCGGATGATCTTCGTCATGTTTTCAATCAACTCCTCGTGCTTTTCCCACTTCTCTCTGAGTGCCTTCACGATCTCGCGCTCGGCTTCCGTTGAGATGATGTCGATGATGACTTCCCGATCCTGCAGGAATCGGTTGATGCGGTGTATCGCCTGAATGAAGGCGTAGAACTTGTACCCCACGCCGGGGAAGATCGCGTGACGCGCCTGCTGGAGGTTGCACCCTGCCCCGTACATGCTCGGCTTCGTGACGAATCCGACCGTCTCTTTCGCTCTCCACTTCGCCATCCACTGTTCCCGCGTCTCGATGCCATCCGCGCCATAGAGCGACGAGTATGAGATACCCATTTTCTTGAGAAGCGCATCGACCGCGTTCTGCTCATCATTCAGGTCGCACCACACGATGAACTGGTCTACGCCGTAGAGGGTCTGATCCGTACTTTCGACCAATGCGCGAATCATCTCCACTCGCCGACTGAGGCTGCGGCGCTTCTCCTTCGCTGCATGGGTTACCCCGATCGCTGAGTTCGACAGCAGCCTCCCCTGGCCGTTCGGCTCCTGCCCTGCATCCTGGTGGTCGGAAGGAATCTCATGCCATTGAACCTTCATCGGAGGCAGGGAGTATCCGGTATCGTCAAATCCGAGGTCGGAAGGGGATTGTAGGAATACCGCCCAGGATGAGCACCATACCCAGAACTCGTTCTCCTTGTGTGGCATCAGGCGCAACTCGTCAGCGTGTTCCGAATCCCGCTTGAAGAACCGGGTCTTGGCACCGCTCACATCCATCACGTCAAGAAATGCCGAGTATGCCAGCAATTCGATGTAATCGTTCGGGGACGGAGTGGCCGTGGCAACGATGCGGTACTTGCCGCTCGACTCGAAGTATCCCATGAGCTTACGAAAGGTCTTGGTCCCACCCAGCCCCCGGAGACACGCGGCCTCGTCCAGGCTCACCGCCGCGAACTGGCGCGGGTCCAGCTTCTCTTCGCGCACCGTCTCGTAGTTGGTGATGTAAAGACCTTCTGGGCCGCACTCCTCGATCGTTCGCACGAACTTGATAGGGATACCCAGCATCTCCGCATCGTGCATGAACTCGAAGCGGACACCGAGCGGGCAGACAATCAATCCGCGCCCGGCGATTTTGGCACAGATGATGCGCAACGCCTCGAGCTGCATAACTGTCTTGCCGAGGCCGAAGGCGGCGAAGATCGCAGCGCGTCCGCGCTTCACAGCCCACTTCACAATCGCTTTCTGGTGCGGCTTGAGGATTGGGTTGATTTCACTCTCTTCGATGGCGAAGCCGGTGTCCGGTATCTTGAGAACCTTCGCATCAAGGAAACGCTCGTACTCTCCCCAGTTGCACTGATTTGGAAGAATCATCTCCGATCCCATCGAGCAGCCTGCAGGCATGTGGATTATCTCTTTTCTCATCAATACTCTCCTTGGTACGGTTCCGGTTTTGGCTTGCTTTGGTTCATGGCGCGATACTGTCTCCACCGCTCGCGTTCCACCTCTACGACTTTCGCAGGCGGCTTGCGAGCTATATCCTTTAACCCAGTTGGCCACTTGCCGAACTTCTCCAGGAAGCGGTGATCGGCCCACGCCTGTTTGAATCCCTTATCCCTACCGATATGCAGCATCCATCCGTAATAGTTTCTACGCTCCGCCAGTTCCGCCTTCTCTTTCTTCGCGCGTTCCTTCTCGGCCTTCTTCTTTACCGCCTCCCGGCGCAAGTCCACCAGTTGACCATCCAAAGTAACCGTATCGTCAACGACAATCGCAGTGCCGCAAGTCCCACACTTGAACGCCCCTCTAGGGAGGAACTCTCGGCAGACGTGGCATTGCTTCCGCTTGACCTCTTGAGGAGCCGCTTCGTCTTTCTCATAGGCGCTGCCCTTGACGTGCGGAGGGGTGTCGTCCAGGGTTTCATGGAAGATGTCGGCAAACCACCCGTAGCGGTTCGCGTTTCCCACATGGTCATTCAGCCAGCAATATTCTTTCCCGTCCGCCGGCCTCGCCCCCCTCCCAAGCTCCTGCACGATGTCTGCCTGATTCTTCCGTGGGGCCGCGCTCACCATGCAGCGCACGTCCTCATCTACTCCAGTAGACAAACACCCCACACTCACAATGCCTTTTGATTGCAGGGATCTGTACCGCTTGAATATCGGGCTTCGGTTGGACGTGAAGGCGTCGATGTAGTCGAACTCGATTCCCTGGGCGCGAAATGCTTCCTGATACGCAACCGCCGTCACTCTTCGGCGGGCGAAAACAAACGTACGGTCGCCGGGGTGATGGCCTTCCTGCCGGGTTCTGAGCCAAGTATCTACGATGTCCGATACGACCTCATGCTTCTCCATGAAGTGACCAGCCGCAGACTCTTGAATGTCGCCATCCTGCCCGGTTTTTAGTTCCTCGATACCCTTGAGGATTTCCGGCTTGGGGCCGATGCCGGTTATCGGGACGAGGCCCACGGATGGGTCTTTCTCGTGGTACTCCAGCATGTCATTGATGGTCGAAAGCACGATGAGCTTGCTGAAATGTAGGCCCAGCCCTTTTTTCCACGGTGTTGCGGTCAAGGCGAGAACGATATTCCACTTCTCCATCAGTTTCCACATGCGAGCGTCGGCCAAGTGGATTTCGTCAAGAATCACGAAACCAAAGTCTAGCTCCGGACGGGAATAGAGGGTGTCGAAGCAGGCAATCTGAAGCTGGCAGGTAGGGTCCGTGCGCTTGTGGTTGGCCTGCAAGATACCAATATCCCTGATGCCTTGATCCTCGAACGATTGCAAAGTTTGATCGACGAGCGAGATGCGCGGGCAAGCAAATAGAACTTTGTTCCCCTTACGCATGGAATTCACCGCCAAGTGAGCGGCAACGACCGTCTTGCCATAGCCGCAAGGTGCCTGCCCGACAATCTTCTTATGACCTTCCTTGACCGCAGCCCGGAACATCGGCAGCGCGGGCTCCTGATACCAGCGGAAGGGATGCAGGGCAATCTTGTGCTCAAATAGATGTTGCATTAGTCGCGCTTCCTGAAAGAGTCGGCTTCGGTGCAGGTTGAAAAGTGGGCTGTGGCGGGGTCCGAACCAGCGGACATCGGATTCATGGGAATCTTCTTCCCGTTCGGGGAAATCCACCACTCAATATCGTTGCCGCATCCCCGGCATTCGGCGTGATTGTCGAACTGGTACCCGGAGGGAATCATATCGTTCAGTGTTCGAGGGAATGCCATGTCTACTCCATTTTCTCGTACGGAAATTTTCCCTTGATGGTGGCAATGTACTGCCGATAGGCGAATGGAACCCGCCGCAGTTTCAGGTAGAGGTCTTCTGGCACTCCGGTGTGCTGGCCCTTCTTGTCTTTGGCCCACTGGCACACCAGAACGCCGTCATCCCATCCCACGGCTATGAGTTGATGGTTCGGATCGTTCACGCCGTACATCGCTATTTGCTGAGGCGCTACAGCCTGTTCCTGTGGCTTCTGCTCCTCCGGGGTGGGGTTGGCTGGCTTGCACACAAGGTAGTGCCTGACGGCCGGGGATTCGCGGGAGCACATCGGCTCCATAGCAATCGTTCTGCCCCCCGGCGTGGTGTAGAGTTCCACCGTCTCCCCGCACGCCGCGCAATGCTCCCATCGGGCGTAGTCGTACCCGGATGAGAACATTGCGTCGAGTGTGGCGGGAAAGGGCATGGCTATCCCCTACCGTAACCGGAACCGGAACCGTCACCGGAACCGGAACCGTCACCGGAACCGGAACCGGAACCGTCACCGTCACCGGAACCGTCACCGGAACCGTAACCGTAACCGTAACCGTAACCGTCACCGTCACCGTCACCGTAACCGTAACCGTAACCGTCACCGGAACCGTCACCGTAACCGTCACCGGAACCGTCACCGTCACCGTCACCGGAACCGTCACCGTAACCGTCACCGGAACCGGAACCGTAACCGTAACCGTCACCGGAGTCTAGCTCTTCCATTCCGGCACGTCCTTGATTGAGGTCTCCCCTTCGGGAGTTACGTCGAGAATTTCAACCGCTTCGGTGAGCGTGACAGACGGCACAGCCACGGGGAACTTGCAGTCCTTCGGCTTCGATGTTCCCGAAACCGCCAATTGCGAGAGCGATGCCGCGCCTGCCCAATACCACAGACGCCGCGCGTCGGTTAAGACGACTTCCTTGCCGTCGCGTGATTGCAGGTTGCCCGCGAATACCCCTGCTGAGTACGTGCGGACAATCACATATTTACCCTTGCTCTTGCGTGCCATTGATGGCCTTTTTCTCCAGCATCTCCGCTGGCGGTTAGTAGACGATGGCGACGTGGGGAATCTCCCCATCTGCGATGGCGGATACAACCGTCATCGCGTCCTGCCGTGTCAGAGAGCAAATCATGAGAGCTTCGGCGGCTTCGTCCATGATCTTCTGCCGATGCTCCACAACGGTGTACTCCTGCACG